GTTTCTTGTTCCCATGTTGACTTTCAGCCAGCCGAATGATGGATTTTCAACACCATCCACTGTTTCTCTCATATCAAACTCGAAACGAATACGATATGTTTGGTCAACACCCATAGGGACATTATTTGGAAGCATTGGAGCAAGTGTTTCTAGAACAACAACTGATTGCTTCTGTTCAGCCGCTTGTACTGAACTTGGGAAGTTGTATTCGCCAGTGTAGGCACCGTCTACTGGATAAACAACTTTAAAAGGTGTGTCTGGACCAGTAGTAACAGCGTCTGGACCACCCGTTAGGTCATTTACCAATCTGTATAATAGCCCAGAATTGTCGGAGCCTGTTATATTAATAAGCTCATATCTGGCAATTGAAAATGATGATGTACTTTTTGTAGCCGCCATAATTTAGTCCTTATTTGATTATTTCGAATGGATGTTCTGGTTGAATTTCAGCACGTAGTCCGTCACCAGCAACTGAATCCATGAAAATTTGATGTTCTTCTTCTTTAGAGATGTATCTGAAAGCTGGGTCATCAATATATCCCTGTTTTTCTGCTTCCAAATCAAGTCTCATCTGAGTTAAGTAAGCTTTAAATGCTTCATACTCAGTAGTATCAAGGTCGGCATATGTACTGGTTGTTTCTGGATTATTGATATCAATCAATTGGTCCATGATACCAAAAATAATATTCAATTGTTTATAGTATTTTTACTTCTGGAAAATTCTTTCCTGAGTAGCCGCGTCAACTTCTGATTCTCTAATTTCTTGTGGTTGTTCTGCTAGGGCTACTATTCTACCAGTGTTGATATCACCTTCCCATGTTTCCGTATCTGGGTCCATCTCTACAGTTTTATACATGAAGTATTCAGTATTCAAATCTTCTTGACGAAGATTTCCTTGTCCATGGTAGATAAAACCGCTGTATATGCCAGATGTTTTATTAAATGATAAAATTAATTGTTGTTTCGCCATTTTGAACTCCGAAAATTTAGTGTTTTATCTATTTATACAAATTAGATTGAGTTATTTTAGTCTTTGCCAAGAGGATATAGTGGTACCTCCTAGATATTTGACCCAAACATAAGTGCCACCACAGCTATTTTGTCCAACAAATATTGAACCTTTATTATAGTTTGCGAAATTATATGTGGCATTACCAAGACTCCATACACTATTTGCACCATAACAAGCTGAAGCTTTATATAAAGTCATATCGGTAGAGTTGCCAAGTTTCAAATATCTTCCATCGTGAGTGTGACCCAAACTAGCTCTATTCCTAATAGAACTATTTACTACATTCAATATATAAGAAGAATTATCAACGATTCCTAATTTACTTAGTTTATCAGTATCTAGTCTAGTTCTTGTCACCCATCTAGATTCATCAACCCATACTTTTTTGTTCTCAATTCTATCAACAGGTATCCACTCATTGACAAACTCAGTTTTATTTTCGTATATAGTTTTTGTTCTAGTTACAGGTTTTGATGTATCTACCCAAACTCTTTCAGTCTTAACATATGATGTATCTATCCACTTCTTGGATTTTTTAAATTTTGCCTTTTCAGTAACTCTAAAGTTTTTTGAGGTTTTCCATAAAAAACTAGTAGGTTTATCTGAGTTAGTAGATACCCAATGATGTGTTCTGCGCCAACTTGGTAGCAACCTTCTTATAAACTTGGTTAAGTCATTTTTAACATGTTTTAGTTCTTGTATTCTAATACCATTAGAAGTTTGTAGGAAAGCAGATACTGGTCCTGAATCAAATGTACCAACAACTCTAATATTATTTATTCTTAGCATGTCCTGTGATTCATTACTGCCATAGTATAAATCCCAGTGCCATTCGAATACTATTTTTTTAGCTCCATTTGGAACTTTAGCTTGTACTCTTTTGTTAATAAGTGTATATGAACTATTTCTTGGGAGACTAAAATCATCTTGCATTCCATTGGGTAGCCATCTACTGGTTCTATTATTTCCTCTATATTCCAAAGGATGTTTTACATTATTAACATCTACGGCATATATAGCATAAGCACCAGACCTTCTAGTCCACATGTGAAAATTTACATCAGCGACTACTAGATTAGGATTATCCGCAAGTGGAATTGATATTTGGAATGTTTGTTCTTTGGTACTATCTCCAGATACTAATCTGGTTGTGGTACTAGATGACCTAGGAATTAAACCAAGTCCCCATCTATTATCAAATCTTGATTTTTTTGTTCTATCCGATAATACTAATTTTTTCTTGTAGCGGTCATCGTATAACTCACCTGTAGTATTTTTAAAAATATATCTCTTAGCCTCATCAAATTTAGTTATATTAATTGTTCTTTGATGTTTTCTAGAGTATTTTTCAACTTCGCCCAAGATATAATGAGAGTCAGATTTTATATTAACTCCACTCTTGTATGCTGTTCCTAAAAATTTTCCTTTAGTTCCTTTAGCATCTGATTCATATAGTTTCATAACTCCACTACAACCAGCTACATATGTAGAATCTAAAGGTTTTACTATGTTTGTAGTTTTTGGTGGAATCCTTTCACTGGTGATTTGCCAATGACCTCTCTTAATGGTTTTTGGCTGTTCTTTCCAATAACCACTTTTTTCCATAACTGTGTATGAAACTTTCTTGGGAATTTTTTTAACTACTGGTTTCTTTTTATTATACCCGCCACGAATAATTTTCTTTACATCTTTCCATCTGCCCACTTTAACGTAGTAAGGATATTCTATTACATATTTTTTCCAATCTATGTTTTTAAAATGCTCCCCGCCAAATGAAAAATATCCACTGATAGCGCCTCTCATGGTTAGTTTTATGTTATGCTTCCATGACATAGAAGTACCAGAGACAGCACCTGTAACATCGCCTATTATTTTACCAGTTACATTTCCCTCAAGCTTGCCCTTGTATTCATCAGCTAATACATTTCCACTAATACCAAGTTTCGCACCAACAACAGAAGTTTGACCAATTGCCAACTGTCTATTTGTTCTGGCATATATCCACTTACCTTTGTCTATCCAACTATGTGTTTCGTTTAGAGCAGACACACAATCTTTTTTAGCTACGGTTTCTAAGTCATCTGGAATTATACCTATGTCATCAATAAATTTATTGATAGCTTCAACCCCAAGAACTTTGGTATCAACAGTAGATTGATACAATGCTTCAAGTGTTCCCATTTTATTATATGCGGCATTCAATGAGCCTACAACATTAGGAACATCTTTTAGTTTCTTAACGTTTCCAATTTCTGTAGTTAAAGTAGTATTAAGAGCATCAATTACAGCAAAATCTGTTACTACAGAATTTATAGCATCAATTAAATTTCTTTTGTCTTTTGATGTTAGCTCTGAGAGATTTCTACCACCAATAGTATCTAAAATACCATTAATTGCGCGTACACCAGATGTTTTGTCATCTCGATTTACATTTAGAGCGTAGTAGTTGTTATTTTTATAATACTTCTGACTAAGAGAAACTACATCATTAATCAAATTATCTTTTATACCAGATGTACTTCCTATCAACCTCTTCAATTCGTTTAAGGTATTTACGAATGAAGTACGGTCAAAAGTATTCAAATCATCCAACTCGCCATATAACTTTTCTAATAGCCAAACTAAAGCGTTCAATCTAGAAACTACAGAATCTACACTGTATCTGGTTTTTCTATTAATGTGACCATGTTGGTTGATTCCAATAGTATCAATATTTTTTTTAGATTCTTCTAAAGAAACGTTAAAAGAGTCTACTAGATTGATTGAGCTATTATTTAATTCATCTGGAGTCCCTACATTATCCATATAATAGAGCGCAACACCGCCTAAAGCATTGACTAACTCCATCCATTCTCTAACTTGAGTATCTTTCTCTACTTTTGGTTGTTGATAATTGCTCATTCACTATGATTCCCTAAGTAGCAACATATTGATTGTACTGACTTTCTGATAGTTTGAACCATCCAACGTTTGATTTCATCCATACGTAATCTTTTCCAGCCGTTATTACTACAACCAATTGACCAACTTCCCAAGAATTAACAATAGCTGTACCAGCAGTTGTTGTGGCATATGCCCAAGCGCCAGCTTCAGTTAAGGAACTCGTTGATTGTGCTAAGTATAATTGTTTAGTTTCGCCAATTTTCCAATAGTTTCTATCATCGTGATTATGAACCTTTTTTGAAAAATTAGTTTGATTACTTATATTTATAGATTTATTTGTAGTTCCTTGAATGGTCGCATCGCCTTCAATCTCGCCAGTTAGTGAGAATAGTTTTCCTCTAGTCCATCCATTTGCCGTACCTGAAGCGTTACCTGTAACTGTACCTGTTACATTACCTGTTACAGTTCCCTCTAAATCAACATAGGCTCTAACCCTATCGCCATTTATTTTTATTGTTTGTTTTCTTTCAGCCGCTGTACCACCCGCTTTAAATGTAGTACCTTTGACATTTCCATCAATATACAAACCAATTTCTGGCAAATCTGGTTGTGGAACTCTTCTAGTTTTCTTAACCCAAGTTGAAGTATCAATCCAACGTTTTCTATTTTCCCAGTGTGAAGTATCTACAACTTTTGTTTTGGTTACCCATGTTCCTTTATTGACTACACGAGTTTTTGTGACATAAGTAGATGTATCCACCCATTTTTTAGTTGTATTGTATACATATCTAACTCTTTTGACCAATTTAGTAGTCCAAGAACAATGACCACCTACAGAAATACCAATAAAGTGACCTTTATGCTTACCCCAACCATAACCGCCATTTCCAAGTGGTCCTGTCCATTTATTAGCTAAATGAGCCTTCCACCACTTGTCACGAAGTACTCCAAAAGAAGAAGGAGCCAAACAATGATGTGCAATATGCGGAGCATGTCCAACTCTAGGGGCTATTGCTGGATTGTAGAAATTTTTAGTGGTAACTTTTATATTTTGACCTACTTTTATTTTAGACCAAGAATATATTGGTGTCTTGGTTGTAACGTTCTTCCAATAACCACTAGGTTTTTTGACTTTATATTTTTGAGTATAACTTTGGTCAAGCCACTCTCTATATTTTCTTTTCTCTGAACTTTTTACCCAAACCTTGTAAGTTTCTAGATATCCTTGTTCTTTCCAGAAATCATACTCTTCATCAATAATAAGAACATCACCGTCATTTAATATGTGAACGTCATCATTGTAGTAAATTTTTTCTGGATTATTTTTGTAAATCTGCCATTGTTTCTTTTCAGAAATGGCATCTACAATAGTGTCTTTTTTGTCAGTATTAAGCTCAGTTGGAGTTCCCACTTCATCATGAATCTCATTAATAGCTCCTACCCAAGTATCTTTAAATACTGTTAGAAGTCTATCTAGTTCACCCGCTTCTCTCCAAGTGTTGTTAAGTTTAACTATAAGAGTTTCTGATTTGTCATCATCAAAACCATCGAATGTGACACGAACAGCTTCACGGTTGTCTAGGGCTACATCAATCATATCCAGAGTAGAATTTAATGCCGCTATCAAATCAACTTTGTTAGTTGTTCGCAAAGCAGTTAAATCAATTCCACCAATCTTTGTAATAATAAGATTTATAAGAGCTACAGATGATGCTAAACTAGCTGGGTTATTTGTGATATCTCCAAGTTTGCTGGAAAGTACATTCAATAGTCCAACAAAAGTATCTCCATCGAATGAGTTACTACCTAGTTGGTCGATAACCCAATTTAATGAAGCTACTATATTTGTTCTTTCATCTGGAGTAAGATTATCTAACTCTCCAGATATTTTTTCAAAATCTAATTTAGCTCCATTCAAATATTCAACAATAGAAGAATAATCACTAAAATCTAGATGTGTAGCAGAGTCGGTAGATGCGAAAGAATTAAGCTCATTTTCTAGTTTTTCATTTTTTGAAAAAATCAATGCGGCAACTATATTATCAGGAACCAAAATTTCCTGAGTTTCTTCATCAAAAGACCTTGGTAATAGTAGCGTAGTGTCGCCATAAAAACTTATGAAATAGTTTACATTATCACGAAGACGATTGAATTTTAATCTCCAATCGTCTATAGTATGAAGTTCTTTATCTACATATGATAGAGGCAACTTTTCCATGATGTGCCTCCTTAAATTCTAGATGATGACAACAACAACCAATGCGAAGCAGTATATTTTAACCAAATGTCACGGTAGTAGTAGTTTACTGTTCTTCTTCTGTAATGTGCGTAACCAGATGTATATGTTGTATATTTTCTGTCCACGAACATAAAGTCACCAGTTGAGAATCCAGAGTTTGGATATTGTCTGAATGCCCAGTTGATACCTGTAGAAGCACTTGAAGTACTACCAGTATTTCTTACATTGACATATACACCATCGCGCTTATCACTCAGTTTTACATATCTATCATCGTGATTGTGTGAAGCTGGAGCAAAAGGTCCATTAGGGAATGTGGTAGTCATAGAAACGTTTGATGAACCATCAAAAGAAACAGTACCAGTTACATCACCAGTTAATGTAAGAGATATTGGTTGAGCCCACTTACTAGAAGTACCAGTTACATTACCAGTTACATTACCAACAACATTACCTTTTACATTACCTTCTAGATTACCTACAAATTTGTCTGCTTTGATGGTACCGTCAACATCAAGTTTGTAACCAGTAGCAACACTAGTTTTACCGATAGCAACATCACCTTGGAAATATAAGTCTCCAGTTGTAGCATTCTTTTGCCAAACATTAATTTCGTTGATTGCACCAACCAGTGTATCTTTATGCTCTGTTGTTAGGTTGTCTCTGTTACCAATTTCTTCATGAATTTCATTAACTGCTGTTACTAGATTCTTTTTAGCATTAGTTTTTAGAGTAGATAAATCACCAATATCAGTGTGTAGTTCGTTAATCGCACCGACCACATTTGATTTTTCTTCAGTTAATAGTGCAGTTAGGTCGCCAATATTAGTTCTGTTGATATCAATCAAAGTTTCCAATTGATTAATTCTACCAACCATTTCATTGATTGCGCTTATTAGGTTTGATTTAGTCTTTGTCTGAAGCCCAGAAAGGTTGATACTGCCGATTTTAGAGATAACATTGTTAATGGCTTCAACTATTGTATCTCTATGTGTAACGTCTGTTTCGAGCGCAGAAAGGTCACCCATTCTAGCACTAAGTTTGTTTAGTGCCGCAACTAAGTTAGTTGTATCTTCAGTTGTTAGGTCGGCTCTTTTACCAACAGCTTTGTCAATAGAGTTTATAGCAGATACAATTGATGAAATATCATCTGTTACCAAGTCTGCTAGGTCACCAACTATTTCTTCTCGTTCTGTTTTTAGGGAGTTAATAGCCGCTACAAGGTTTTCATTATTTGATGTTTCGAGTAAACTCAAATCACCAATATTATCCTTGTTTTCCATGACAGCCGCCCAAATAGCATTAGCCGCATCTACCATAGTGGTAGCAGAACCAAGATTAAGGTCGGCAGTGTCACCAGAGTTCGAATCCAAAGCATTCATGGCATCAATCAAGAGATTGTGCTTCAATCGCCATTGGTCAAACGTGTCTTGTTTGTCTACATAAACTATTTCAGGATATTCTGCCATCTTTTATTTCCTTTCTAATAACTGAGTCAACATACTTTTTATATCATCTATATCTTTTTTAAGCGTATCAACATCATTTTTTAAATTGTTATGCTCTTGGATTTTTCTTTCTTCAGCCGCCTTTTTAGCTTTAGCGAGTGCCAATGCCTGTCTATTTGTATTGACAATGGCATTGGACGAAAGGCTTCTTACTAGATTTTCATTATCTTCTACAAAAGCGTATTCTTCACTCATATTTATAATCCTTAAGTACCTAGTGCTATTACTCTCAAGTCTTTAAGTTTTGGAACCTGAGCAGAGTTTTTAGACTTCATAACAATCTTAACAGTGAAAGAAGTAAATTCTGGCAAATCATTGATTTCCATTTTATATTCTTCAAACTGGTCTGGAGTCAAAGCCACTTGGTCATAGTTTGTAGGCTTATCAATCAGAATCCAATCCAAATCGTTAATACTTCTCTTGTCTTCAGCTATTTTGGTTTTGTAGTAAATTTCAATATCTGCTTGCGCTGGTCTATGTGCTGTTGCTATAATAGACATACCGATAGCAGAGTCATTCAAAGTTACTTCTTTCAAAATATATTTAGATGCCGAGCTACCACCCTCATTCTTAGTTTCGGGTATAAAACCTTCAACATAACCCTGAGAAATACTTGACGCGCCTTCTACTGGGCTATTCGTTCTGTTTGCTATAACAGTACAAGATGCTCTTGACAAGTCAATTAATGGTGATAAGTTATCCTGTGTAGTGGACATTTGGCATTTGAATACCAAAGAACTCTTATCCAATGAGCCAGAAACACCACTCATTCTATTTTCTTCATTCTCCGCAGAAGCTATTAGCTTAGGTGTAACAAATGTTATATTCTCATCCATAATGAATGGGAAGAATTTGTCATCTTTTACATAAGGAGTAAATGTACCATGTACACAATTACCTGAAGTAGCTCTGTATGTCCAATCAGTTGAAGTTCCTGGAAGTTCTAGTTCCTGAATAGTAGGTACTAGCAAATCACAACTAAAGTTAGAACTTGCCGATATACCACCATCATTTCCTATACCAAAAGCACCGCTTGGCATAGAAGCAAAACCATTAGAAGCATCTACTAAGTCATCAGTTGATAATTTAATTTTATACCAATCAATATCGTCAACTTCTTCTACAGTATGTGATACTGGATTTCCTTCAGAATCTACAAAGAAATCCCATTTAATGTTATTATATTCTCTTTCAAGAAGACCTTCAAAGAACACACTATCACCACCTAACAATCCATGGTCTGGATGATATACTTTTAACATATCCGAACCAGCTTCTGTTTCAAAGCAGTTGTTGTCCAAGAAGTCGATATCTAGGTTGTTGCCGTTCTCATCATAATGACCATTTACAAATACAGCCTCCGCTGGTTTGGTATCAAACTTAGCTCTGTACATGTTAAATTTCAAGTCTTTATACTGGTCTGCTGTCCATGTAGATGCGTTCTGTGATTTGAAGAATACACCAGCGTATGGCTGAGCAGAAATAGTTCTGTTAGTACCAATGTCTTTGTGTCCCAAGTGAGAAACATACATTTCGTAACCCTGACAGTTAGACATAACAACAAAACAGTACTCGGTAAGCTCTTTCAAGTAAATTGGCTCTTCAAACTCAAATGTAGTTGGTTTTGAAGCATCAAAATCTGGATTTGAAGAAGCAACAACTTGGTCTGGGTTTAGAACACATTCACCACCCGGAACGATTGTAGAGCCCGGATATCCGTTTTCTGTCTCGCGAATCTGTACAGTTACTGGGATATTTTTATCTTTCTTAGCAAAGTACAGGTCAATCTTAGTTAGGAATAGACCACCCTTCTGATTAACCATAAAGGTCTGTGCTAGTGGGTCATACCACCCTTTAAGCTGTGTAGTAGTTCTTCTGGTAGTTCTTCTTAGAGTTCTACCCTGTGATACTCTCTGTCTTACAATTTTAGCATTTCTTGTCGAAACAATAGTAGACTGTTTAGTATCCAAGTAACCTTTCGCAGTATATGTAGTTTCCGCTTTAGTATCAGTGTTTAGGTTTTTAGGGTCAGCTACATCAGCTACCTTAAACTCCCTCTTACCAGTACGGAATCTTAGTTTTCTTGTGTTAGGAATACGGAATAGACCAACTGCTGTACCTTTATCATCAGTCATGATAGTGGTACCTTTAGCTGGAACAGGTGTGTATTCAATAACCTCTGCTATATCAGCAGTTTGACCAGAAAGTTTTAGCAAAGTTCCAGCCGTAAATACTGTTCTGTATTTGTCAACTGTTACATGTGCTGTATATGTAGTTCCATCTTCGTTTTTCGTGATAGCCCTGATTCTTGCTTTAGTTCTTCCATCCATAGTAGTAAGAATGTGATTCTTTCTCAATCTTACTCCGCTGGCAGTCAAAGAAACCTTAAGCTTAGCACTTGGTCTACAGTAAGCAGAAACGTTTTTACCATCAAATGAAGGATACAATCTAGTATTAGGTTTCATACCAGTAGCAACAAACATTACTTCTCTTGAACGAATAAATGGCACCATAGTAGTGTTAATTACTTTATCGCCAATCTTCTTACGAGTTACTTGTGGTACAACTCTTGTTCTGATACCAGTTCTTGATATTCTTCTTGTAGTTGTAGTGGTGCGTGTAATTTGGGTACCTCTTCCTCGTCTTCCCCAAGGATGTGGGAACCATGGATGTGGAGCAATGCCAAATTTTCTTGAATCCAAAGATGTAAATTTAACTTCTTTCTTAGAAGATACAGTTCTAGAAGTACCAATCCAATCAGTTTTCCAGTTATTCCATACCGTTCCAAGAACACCGCGTTTTCTCAAAGCTCTAGCTACGCTATTGAAGTTACCACTTTTGTTAATAACAAGGTCTGGCGCTCTTCTTACATCTCTCCAAGTATCAGTAGATGGATATAGATTTACATCACCATCGAATGAGAAAATAGCGAATGGGTTTACATTCATATATTCAGATGCGTAATCTTGCTTAGCAAAAGAAACATGAGAATATGGCAACATAACATAATCGCCAACTCTAGTTACATTTGTCGAAGCAGAAACATTAAAATCAATAGGAACATTTGTCTCGTTGAATTCTGGTCTTAGGATACCTTCTTCAGCATCAATAGCACATTTGTAGTCTTCGTGCTCTACATCGCCTACATTGTGTCCTGTAAATGAATCAACAACAAAACCATTCTTGAATCTCTCTAGACCATTTTTATCTGTTAGAGACATGTTTTCTGTTTCTTTTTCTAGCATAGAAAGAGAAGTGTAATATTCTATCTTTTCGATACGGTTTTCTAGTTTACCAATATCGCGCATAGTATAGCGTCTGTTCTCTTGCATCTCAGAGTCAATAGTATCACAACCACGAGTATAAGCAGGAGCATTCAGAGTATACAGTACCATTCCGTTTTCTGGGTCGGTAGGGATATCTGGCTGTAGTGCTGGAGTTCCGTATTTAATCTTAAACTCACCTTCTTTGGTCAAATATACCTTATCAATACGATTCAAGTAATACTGGAAGTCACACTGAATTTGAGAATTAGGCTTAATAACATTAGTCAACAAATCGCCAGAATCATTCTTGTTGAAAATCTGCTGAATTCGTTTTTCCCTAGTGTATGTATTATCAGTAGTCAGAGCATCGTATGTTGAGCTTGTTGTTGGTCTAAAGTCAAGAACATCGCTCAGTGAAGTATTTGTTCCTTTATAAACAGGAATATCTTCATATTGAATCTCTGGGTCATCTGCGTATGAATCAACAGAGAAATATTCGCCATCACCATGCTCAAAATATCTGTAAGTAACAACCAAGCGTCCAGTTGGACCTTTTCTGCCAGCTTTTAGCTTTATAGCACCAAGTTCATACAAACCATTTCTTTGTCCATCATCTAGCTCATATTGCTCAGTAATGTCTTTCAATGGTACAGGAGAATCGCCTGTTGTTGTTTTGTAATTAGGGTCAAGTTGAGCTTTTTCATATTCTTTAGATGCGTAAATGGCACCATCATATGTTAAGTTATGGATAGCAACTCTCGTACCATCAGCATCAATCTGATAACCAGCTTCGGCAGATGTATCTATGCCGTATGTGATATCACATGTGTCATAGATTTTAACATCTAAAATGTCACAATGTAATAGTGTATGCAAATCCTGTGGTGGCTTTTTCTCAGATTCTGGAAGCTCATTTGGATATGTTGATGCTATATAAGCATCTGGTAATGTAAGTGAAGTATTCAAATTATTAGGGTCAGTTGGCTTACCAGTGTAATCCATATTTGAATAAGGAACAATTACATTAGTTTTTAGATTCTTAGTTCTTTCTTTAGAACCCGCTGTGGAGTTACCTGATTTCAAAACAGTTACTGTCAATAGAACAGTAGCACCATTGAAACGAGTATCGCCAGCACCGTCAAACTTCAACAGAGAAGGGTCATCAACATTAATAATATTACCATATTGACCAATCAAGTCGATAACACTACCAGAAGATACACCAGCACCACTAATAAATACACCATTGTAATCTGTAATGTTGAATGAAGAGAATTTTTCTCCTGATTCTGCGGCATATTCAGCATAACCAGTGTTATTCAAAGAAAGCTTAATAGTTTTTCTCTGATAGAATTGGGTATCAAAAGCAAAGTCCTTATCCTTGATAGTTTTAATATCAGTGTAGGGGAAAGGATAAAGCATATATGTATTTGATGAATCTATGCTTTGGTTCTTTCTTTCGACAACAGCAGAAATAGTAGAATCGCCAATTTTCTGAATAATACTATCGCCAGATGAGAACAATGGTGCTGTAGTGGTGTGTTTTACTAGAAGTTCTTGTCTAGAAGGACTATAGAAGTAGCTAACACCTCTGTTTATACTATTAAAGGCATCAGCAATATCTCTCTTATTATCAGCATCCAAATCAACAGAGTTGCCAATGATGTAGTATTGTGTTAGAATGTTACCATGACCATTTGAAGTAAGTTCACCATTTCTCTGAACTTCCCAAGACCTTACATTATCAAATGAATAGCCATCTGCCATTTCAATATCAAGTAGATAAAGTTTCCAAATGCCACTGGCTCTGTCCGAAGCAGTAGCCGATTCATAGCCATAGCCGCGATTGCCATAGAAATATTCCATGGTCTTAACTTTAGCCGTACCTATTTTAACACTACCTGAACGGTCACTTGGAGCCGTTGCTGAGCTTGCTGGGGTATCATATAGGTCTACAGTATCCCACACGGAAGGCATCTTATATAGGTCTGAAGTGAAGATATAGTTACCCACCGAAGCGCGAATTAGAGCATCGTGGTCATAAGCATATGTTCTTGATTTCCAGTAGTCTAGATATTCAACACCTAGTTTTTCAATCTCATAACCCTTAACATAAGCTTTACCATCTTCCATACCGATAGCCAATAACTCTCTCATTCTATCAACTAGAGTGTCATGGTCGCCACCGGGATAATATTTGTTAATATTAAGATTCTGTTCTGGATATTTTTCCAAATCGGTAAGAGTTGGAGTATGAGCAAGTCCAAGACCTTCTGAAGTAGTGAGTTTGAATCTTTCTTTAGAAACATCCATAGCTTCAATTTGAGTATCATATGCGAAATCATTCATCTCATAGATACCGCGATTATCATCTTCTTCTAAGAAGCAACGAACATCAATACCGAAGTCATCTACAGTGTAATCACCAGATTCATCGTAGGTTCTTCTTGCCATTGTGTCTTCAATAACACTTGAAACATCAGGTCTAACCTGATATACTGGTTTCCCGTCTTCTAGGCGTAGAAGCTCAATAAAGTCTTCGTCATCAACTGAATCAATAGCTCTCTTAGTTAAGACACAACGAATTCTATGTCTATCCGCTCCAGAAGCATTGAAGTTATATGAGCCACGAGCATTGTCCAGAAGTGAAGAATCGTCATCTGAAGTAACAATATCTTCTATTACTTCAAGACCAACACGGTATGATGGAGTACTTGAATACTTATCTAGAACAACAAATTGCTTATCAACATTTACAAGGAAACCGCGAATGTAATAAACACCATCTTCGATATAAGCAACAGAACCTTTACCTGAAGCGAAAATAGTTTCGTCAACTGTATCAATTGTCTTACATACAAGTGGTATCTCGCCTTCAACCAAATCGGCAACAAGAAGCTCATCCTTTATAAAGTTTACTTCTGAGCCAATGATACCAGCATAATTTGAAATTAAATTAGAAGCATCATCAGGTTCTAGATATGCCGCAAGAGCTTCTGGAATTGCGCTATTAGTAACCTCATCGGGAACCTTACCACCGTCCAAGTATTTTACAAAAAGTGTATCATACTCTTGTTCGTTTGATACAGTAGCATACATTACAATAGCTTTTAGCCCTGTAATTTTACCTTGAATAGTTCTGCCGATAAAATCTTGTGGATTAATATCTTGACCATTGTATGATGGAAGAATTTTGATGTAAGAAAAATCAGTATCATAAGCCAAGGCACCCGGTACAACCATGGTGCCATCCTTGAAATTTCCATCTGCAAGATTAGAAATCTGGTTCTGAAGAACTGACTGTAACTGAGTCAGTTCCCTTGCCTGTACAGAAACACTTGGTTTAAATAGAGTCTTTACAAACTTTTTATCTTTATCAAAATCATCATAATATGGTGCGATATTAAAGTTTAGCGCAGAAACATTATTATCTTCATTATCTGTTGCCATAATTCTTCCTATAAATCTAAATTACAATTGATATAACAGTATTTATCTGCCAAAATTAGAATTCAAAAACGATTTTGATATCTTCAATCTGGTCAATTGCTCTAGAGATTTGTTGTCTGTTTTCCACATACAGTAGCTTACCAGTTCCAGCTACGGTTCTTTCGGATGCTGGTGTTTCGTCACCAACCTGTACGTCAAATGCCGCCGCTGTGTCTTGTGAAGTATATGTGGTGTATTCTGGATGTTGAACCGCTCTGTAGATAGAAGCGTTACAAGAAACACCGCTTTGCTCTTCAATTGGGTCAACGATTACGGAAATCTGTCTGAAATGAGAAGCATCACCTACCACTGGCAACATGTGATTTTCATCATAAACAAGTTTCATATCAATCATACCATAGTAACCGCCAAGCTCTTCTACAGGATTATATCCATGTCCATTTGGTGGAGAAATAATTCCTTTAACTGTAGCCTGTAGAGCATTACCGCCATTTGGAGCACTAACTGTAGCATTAATAGAGTTGTAGCCTGTACCACCATCAATAACATCAACAGAAGTAATAAATCCACCACTTACATTAGCAATTGCTTTCAAACCCGTTCCTGTAGTTAGTGGGTCTGAGTCATTTGGATTAATCCATGGTCCAACTCGGTACTGAGAAGTTCCGTCTGGTTGTACGTCCCAAGTTCCAACAATTGTAGCAGTGAAATCAGGATAACCGCCAGAGAATCCGTCATTGCCGTAGTAATTGTCAATTACGCGCATTTGACCTTCGCCTGTTCCAGATGTGATATAAACGGCATATCCGTCATAGATTCCACTAACAGGTGAAACAGCCGCATTTGAATCTAGTACAACTGTATTTGATGTAGCACTCTGAACCATGCCAGCGTTGTTAGGCTTATAACCAGAACCCATGTCTACAACAGAAATGTGCTCAATCGCGCCTTCTTTGGCAGATTGCTGTACTTGCCACTGTAGATGACCCGGATTATTCAAAGCAGGGTCACCGCCATTCGGGTCAGTTGCTAGGTGTTTAACAGGCATATAGTCTTCAGTTAGGAACTTCATAGCTTCATCTAGAAGAATAGAATACATGAACTTCCAACGATATCCATCGCCAGTAGTAAGAATGTCATCTGGGTCAGTGCCTGTTGGTTTTACTGTAGAGATAACTTCCTGATAAGCGCCATCAAAATATGCTTTGTTGTTTATACACTTATAAACATTGTACTGGTTATTATCTTCAGTCATAACATAATTGTTAGGAATAATTTCTTCACCAGAATCGTGCTCATACATGGTATATACTTGTCCAGCTTCCCAGTTAATACGTGGAAGTGCTAGAGTAACAAACTTAGGGTCAATTTTCTTAATAGCAATTAGATTATTAAGAATATTATACTGATTTGAAATGGTGTCTAGTGGAGTTGGTGGGTTTGTTTCAGTACCACCGCCAGAACCAGCAGGAACATCGTTTTCTGTTCCCCAAGGGTCTGTTTTACCAATACCTAAGTATAGGTTATTATAAGCAGACTTATTGTAGTATAGCCATTTCGCAGTACCGTCTGCCGAAACACCAGTTTCGTGCTCTGGTCCCATCCAAGAAGGGTCTGCTGAAGATGTACCAGCTTCTACACAAATGTAAAGGTTAGTGTTATTGAATACAATATCGCCCAGAACATAAGGGGAACCCGGCTCCCACTGTGAGGCAGATTCATTGAGAGATTCAATGAACTGTTGAGCATTATATATTCTAAGTTTGTTAGTAATGATTGCCGCCATGTTTTAAATTCCTATTATTTTCAAATTAGTCTTTGGATACTGTTATTTCAGGTGGTATCGCAATATTCTTTTTATATTTATAATTACTTTCTAGAGTCGTTAGACTATAATCAGATTCATCAACATCATCTATACCATATGCCCATTTATCTCTTTCTAATGAACGGTATTGTGGTCCAACTATATCTTCTGATTGCCAAGTAACAGATTGAAATATTTGCTTAACTACGGGTCTCTGTTTAAGAGAAGAAATTCCAGAAATATTAGTTTTTAACAAATAAGTATCTTCTACATCGTCAACGGATATTTTGTCTACAAAGTGAGCATCAATATCAAGAACATGCTCTTTGTTAAGTTTAAATCTTTCTATAGATTTCCTGTTTGCGCCAAGGGTTCCATGTCCCACTGGTCTTTCATTATAATCAGTTACCCACAAACGTTTAGGGAAAATATTCACATATGCTCCGATTAATGGCTCTTCATTTCTATCATATGATTTTTCCAATGATTCGATAGACATATCTTCAAAATCATGGTCATCAATTCTAGTGTTGCCATATGGAGCAAACAATTCCTCTTGTGGTGTAAACCTAGCAGGAGAATAACGGTCTTTCATTTCTTCAAATCTAAAGGTATTTCTAAATCTGAATTTCGCTCTATCTATAGAACGTCCAGTTGTACCCAAAGAAGGAACTTGGTGTATTCTCTTGTGTATATTTATCACATGTTTTTGTGTACGTGGGTCGGCACCATCTGCCAAACTACCAACATGCCAATTTGGTCTTCCGTAGTTGACTCCACCTCTTTTTTCATAAATGATACGAGTATCGGTTTTGTCAGTAGCACACTCTTCGTTATACATGTATATAGAAAGATGTTCCAATTTCACCAAATCATTACTCAGTGTATGGAGTGAAATTTCATGGTCTCCAGCTTCAACTTCAAAGAAGAAGTCATGTAGAGTTTTATCTTTATCATTCTGTTTGAGAGGATGTGCCTCATCTCCAAGTGTGGCTATAGTAGTTCCATCCAATTTAACTTCAACCAAGGCTGATTCCATCAAATCTGGCTTATTGGATGTTTGAATAACCAATGATACTGGTGTAAATTCTTTAGCATTAAATGAATAAACTTCTGGACTTCCGTCTATAGTTCTGTTAATATGTCTATTCTTAGCTTCGAATTTTTTATACAAAGAACTCTTTCCTGAGAACTTACCAGAACCATCCATCAACTTAACTTGTACGTTAAGGTTTTTGATTATTTCAATAATCAATCTAACAAGAGCAAGTCTGTCTTTGTTTCTTCTAGCATATGATTCGGCAATGAATTCACCAAAGAATTCTAGACCAGCAGGATGGATAATTTTCTTAACTAAGTCTCTCCATTCTTCAATCTGCTTATCTACTCTAATAACATATGAATAATCTTGCCAGTAGTAGTTATCTGGAAGTACATTTCTATCGGACAAGAAACCTTTGGTGTCAAAGTATCTTCCAGAATATTCACAGAATGAACCAATTATAGGTCTAACTTTAGCTTTGCTGTTCCCTTTACGATTCATATCTATAGAAGGACTAATCTGATTTCCTTCATCGTCATATATGTAACTATAACCAGCACCGAAGTCCTTTATTCCGATTTCTTCTATAGAACCAAAAGTACCTTGAGCATATATCAAACCACCCTTACCTTGTGATTTGTTTCCAGATTCTGTTTCTTCTTCTATCGAACAGAAAGGTGCGCGTTTATATCCATAACCCGGATTAATAACTTCTAGTTTTACAATACCGCCCAAGTTATCAACTTCAGTAATACGAGCAACAGCACCAGTTCCTGAAGTGATAGAGTTATCAAATACAACTCTTTCTCCAGTTACATAACCAGTACCAGCATAACCCCAAGGCTTGCGTTTAATGTAGACCCTTTCAAT